CTTTTAATTAACACGATTAAATTTAAGTTTCTAAAAATTCCCCGCGTGGACTTGGGTCATCGTGTAGCCGTAATCGTCCTTGGTCAATTCTTTTGCGCCTTCGGTTGCATAGTGGATGAATATCCCTTTGCGTTCTTGCCCTGTTTTGTAGCTGTGGCACTCATGGCATAGGCTTTGGAAGATGTTGTTAACGAATGCGTGTTGTCCGATGTGTCGCCAAGGGAATACGTGGTCAACGTGTACGGCTGAATTGATGTGTCCCTTTGTTAAGCATGACTGGCATAGCGGCTGTTTGCTTAACTGTCCGCGTCTTATGGTGCGCCATGCTGGGTCAGTGTAAGCGTTGTCCTTGCCGTGGTTAGTGTGGTCAAGCCCGCCGTGCTCAAGGCAAAAGCTGTTCAGTTTGCTTCTTGGTTGCTTACATCCAAGCTCACGGCATACGCTATTAAATGGTGCGTATGGCATTAGGGTTAATCCCAATGATTGTTAAACGCTTTCAATGGATAGAACACCAAGCTGTTTCGATAGCCACCTTCTGCGGTCGGTCGTATGGGCGTTACGCCGTGTACGTTGCGCCAAGCAGGGTAGACCAGCATGGAGTTATCGCGGCTGTCTACAGTAGCGCCGTAGTCAGGGACAGTGGTGTTGCCGCCTCTTGCGTTTTCTTTCTTTGCGATGATGACGTTAACGCATCCCTCAAGATTGCCAGCATCACGATGGAATGGCGCTGGTATGTTGAAGTTGCTAATGCTTGATGTGAACAATTCCCCAAACCTGAACTTCGGTGGAACTTTCTCAGTGATGATTCGCTTTTGCGTTTCGTATATTTCAGGGGTCAATTGCTGTATCAATTTCTCAGATTCTTTGCACAACAGCAACATTGCTTTGATGAATGTCTGAGCAGACTTAACTTGATGAACGCTGGATATTGCTGGATATGGGCGCTTCATGTGCGGCTTGGGTGGGCAACCGCCAAGGATTGTGCTGTATTGGTTAACCTCGAACTCACTGTCGCGCATACCGCTTGAACGCCTCATTTCGCTTTTTGGCACGCGGTTACTTAACAATTCTGCGTTTGCAACGTCAGCAAGTTGTTTAATTTTGCCTGTTAACTCTTTGATGTAAAAACCTACAGGCTTGCCATCAGCAACGAACAATGTGTCCTCAGTGATGTTTGGCTCAATGTCCCCACAAATGTCACCTATCTTGACGGTGTGCGGTTTCTGTATCAATTCAAGTATTTGCATTCGCTTCTTTCAAGTATTTGCGCTGATATGTTGCTTTCCTAAAATCGTAAAGCACAGACCAATCGACACCAACAGGGACGTTTTTTTTCATTGTTTCTATTTCGTTTCGCATTCTTTCAATGTAGTATCCAACATATCTCTTGCCTAGCTTAACTTTTTTATAAGCACACAAGGTTGTCTCAACATTGAACAAATTTTTATGTTGGATATTCATATCAGAAATTTTGCTCAACAGAAGCTGTAGGCCATCATCTAAATCTGCATAATCTTTGTCTGTCAATTCTTTGTCTACAAAATGACTGAATAAATCTTTTCTATCTAAAGCCAGAGAAAGTCCATTGCGGCAACTTTCAGCTTCGCGCAAATTTAAATCGTTTGGTATCATTTTTGTGTCAGTAAGTACATTTATCAACTCAAGATAAATGAACATCGTAAAACGCCCAAAATAATGTATGTTGCTCAATCGCTTATATGCGGCGACGTAGGTGTCTTGCAAATTATTCGTGCTTAACTTTTGAAAATACTCTTGTTGGTTCGCGCCAATAATCTCACGATAGGATTTGAAGCAATTTACAAATTCATTGTTGCTTCTTACCCTTGCGCGGTCTGTCTGGAATACCAACTTGTTTCTGTTTGCTTTCCACCAGCGTTCTAGCCTACCAACATCCACGTTTTGGTAGTCTGGGAATTCGTTGTAAATGTAAAAGACTGTTGGTGCGCAGTAACACGTTGCAAATAGGTATGCCAGCCAGTATCTTTGCTCAATGTTCAACTCATATCTGTTGCAGATGTACGTTAGACAATCGTTTTGCGGGTCAATGTCCTTCGCAAAACTGCTGGCCTGATGGAATGATAAATATTCTTTCAAACCTTCCATTCATACACCTCATGCGAATTTAGCGGCTCTGGATTGAGTAAACATCTACGTAAAATGTCCGCTGTTGATGCGATGTATGTGCATCCATACTTTGTTGCTTGATATGCGGGTCGGCCATCATTTTTGAAAAATTGCAATGAATTTTTTTTCAATACAACGCCGCTATACGTAATGTTGCTTTTCAGTAATGCCATTCTGTCTGCTGTTTGCAACATAATTTCGCCATCGTTGTCTGATTCCATCTTGATTTTGTAAGCAATTTCCATCTCGGCTTTTGTACGCATATCTATCACGCCATTAAAAGCCAAATATTCGCCCTCGTAGGACAAAGGTTGATTGTTAATTTCAGTCTTGTAGTCGCCGCTTGTGCTGTATCGGCAATGCCCGATCAGTAATTTAGGAAACTTGGCCATGCTTTTGAGAAGCGGCATCAATTGGTTCGATTTGTTAAGCACTGTCTCACCAGAATGAAGATGAGCCGCATACCCATAGGCGTGCATACCTCTTATCTTGGATTCAATGAACAAACGGTGCAACGTGGCAAAAGCTGGTTCTGATGGTTCTTTGCTGATAAAGCCTATGATGGCGCACAAAATTTTATCCCTTTCATTTATTTTTTAACAATGCAGGTCGTAGCCACGCCTTACCAACTTCTTGTATTGCTTTTTCTGTTTTGTTTTTTTTCTGCAATCCCCATCCATATGATTCTAGACTTTCCTTAACAAATTGCATTCTTATTTTCTGCGATGGCAATGCTTGTGCAGGGTTAGCTATAGCAAAATTTCTGTAATTGATTTGTTCTTTTCTACTTGCAAATAATTTTTGATCTGAACGCAATGAGCCTGTTGGGTCGACAGCCCACCATATCAACCCATTTTTATAGTGCCATGTGACAGAACTCGGGGTGCAAGACATCTTCAAGCGTTCAGTTTTTTTAATGTTTACAGCGTATGCTATCCATGCATCCCAGCAAGCTGATGCATAACCTTTACCTTCCTGTCCTTGTATAGTGACAATTTCATATAAATTTGCATACTTGTCCCTATTGAATGTTGCAAAAATTAAACAAACTATTTCACCATCGACAAATTTTGCAAATGGTGGGGCATTCTTGTAATTACCAAATCTGAACCATAAAGAATCTGCACTTGCAAGAAACTTGGTATTCTTACCCGCAATGCTATTTGCAATCAAATTTTTTACTGTATTTGCGCCAACAAACGCAAATTTATCGTTGCAATCCATTTGCCACTATCCTTTTAATTGCTGTATGTACTTCCTCTATGCTTTGATTGTTATCGACAATTTCTAATTTAAAAGTATAAAATTTTTTTAGCTGTGGTAATTTTCTGATGAAATTGTATTGGCTTTTAAAATTTGCAGGATCGTATTCAGTTGCACCACGGATAATGCTTCTTTGTTTGACAGTTTGAGGCAAAGAATTCAGAACAATAACTGTTAAATCAGTTAATCTACTAAATCTTAAAATAGACGGCTCATTTTGGTAGATGCACCCATGTGCAATCATTTCAGATTTGCTCTCTTTGATTGCATCGACTAAATTTTTAACACTCCCTATCGCATCTAAGCCACTTTTGCCGCCTAAATAATTTAATTGAGGGAATTCTTTTTGCAATAAATTAGCTTGCGTAGTTTTCCCACAGCCAAAATATCCAGCCAAGAAAAAACATTTCATTTGTTCAGCTTATTTTTTTCGTTCTTCAAAAAGTTGATGAGCATCATTCCTACGTAGGCTTTTTCTTCACGCCAAAACTTAACCAATTCTTGCGCTTCCTCGTAGTGTTCAGGTTCAAATTCAATTTGGATTGCTTTGCGAACACCCTTGGCCATGTCATCTAACTGTGCGTCAATTTCTTCGTCATCCAGCACAGAGTAGTCAACATCACCATCTTTTAATTCTGATGGGTCGAATGCAAGCAAATCAATATTGAACCCTGCTTCACGCAAATCACCAATTTCAAGCGCCAGCATTTGTTCGTCCCACCCGCTGTTTAGTGCAATCTTGTTATCGGCAATGACGTAAGCGCGTTTTTGAGCCTCGGTTAAGTGTGCAAGGTCAATCGTTGGCACGTCTTGAATTCCAAGCAAAAAAGCGGCTTCAAATCGACCGTGACCAGCGATGATGCCGTTTGTGCCGTCAAGCAAAATGGGTTGCGTCCAGCCAAATTCCTTGATGCTGGAAGCAATTTGCGCTATTTGGCTACTGCTATGTGTTCTACTGTTTCTCGCGTAAGGAATCAAATCCTTCAAAGGGCGATATGTGATTTTCAATTTTTGCTGTTGTGTCATGTCGTGTCCTGTTTTATTTCAATTCACGCAATTGGTAAATGGTTTGCGATACCAACGCCCGCATTTCGTCAACAATGTTTTGCATCCAACTGTCTTGTGGAAAGCCATTTTGCTTACGCAATGTGTCAATCTCATCAGCCAAATACATAAAGTAATCCAATGGTTTGATAGCTGGGAATACATAACCGTCCATTACGTCATGCAATTTGCCGTATTGACCTTGGAACGATTCCACAAACGTGTCCAGCAAATCAACAATGCCATCATAATACAAACTTAACGCTGTGTGGTCGCTTCGGCTTGCGGTCATCCAATGTTGCAAATGTGCGTTGGTTCGTGAATGAAGCATACACATCACAAATTGCATAAGCGGGTCATCGCCTTGGGCTTCGTTGCGTTCAATGCTGGCGGTAAATTTAACCATGATGTTCCTTTGGAGGTTGTTGGCTACTCGCTGTGACTGGTGCAATTGCCTTGCGTAACGAATGCCAGCATCCGCTTTTGCCAACATTGTTAATTTTCCACCTTTGGCACTGGTACGTCAACCACCACCAAATCACGCGCAAGCAATTCTAGCCACGTATTGCGTAACGCATCAAAATACATTTGTTGCTTTTGTTCTTTTGTTAAGCCGTGTCCCGCGTCCAAATCGTGATGACAAGCAAAGCACAATGCCACCGTGTATTCGTCAGAAGCCTTGATAGACCGCCCTTTGCCGTGGATTGATAGGTTGCTATGCGCCGCTTGCGTTTGACCCTCTAAACCGCAGTTTTGACACGGCAGTGATGCCACGTTCTTCAAATGTTGCTTGCTTCGCCAATATTGAAATTTTTGTCTCATGTGATGTGAACAACGCGGTGATGATTGGAACGAATGTAATTGATGGTTTTTTCAATCATGCGTTCAAACTCCGCACGGCTAATGCTTTGCCGTTGAAGGTCGTGCAAAGCGTATAGCTCTTTGATGTAGCGAATGCCTGTGCCTGTTAACCCCATTTTGCGGGTCTTTTCGTACCGGTGCGCGGCGGCTTCCATTTCGGCTTGCACTGTTTGGCATATTGGCAAAACTTCAATTCCAATGCCGTGATTGCCCATTGTCTCGGCAATGTTAAGCATATCAACCAACACGCGCCAATCGCCAGTCGTGGCGTTGCCTTTGACCATGCTTTCAATTGCGCTTAATTCGTTCATGCGTAGCTTGTCCAGCTTGTCTTCTGTCGTGATTGCCGCGCCTGTAATGGCGTATTCAATGGGGTTAACTTTTGCCCATATTTTGCGCTTGCATTGTTTTCGGCTCATTCTGTCGCCCTGCCTTCCATGCGGGCGTTAGCTTGTTCGGTGCGCCAAATGTCTGTCCGCATACGCGCCGCTTCCAAATGCCATTTGAGTGTTTCCTCAATTTCAATCGCCGCCGCAAGCCCCTCAAGCAATTCCAAATATTCTGGGTGTGAATATGCTTCGCGTTCTTGTGCGTTAACCGCTTCGATGCCTTTTAACAGCGCGTCTTTCATTAACAACGCTTTTTTGCTTTTGCGGAATTCTTCAAGATAAACCCGCTTGCTTTTTGCTTTGGCAAATTCAGGCGCTTTTTTGATAATGAAATCAACTGCTTGGTGTGGTGCATTCATGTATTACCTTTCAAAATTTTTAATGCTTCGTTTTCTGATTTAACAATATGCACCGCGCCTTTCCAAACGCTGTGCCAATGTTCTTGGTCAATGGTCAATTTTTGTGCGCTTGGCACTTTGTTGCCGTCCTTGATTTCCATCAGGTAATTTATGCCGCCATAGCCAACCAGCAAATCGGGACAACCTTTGCCTGTTGCCGCCAATGATTGAACGCTTGCGCCAGCAATACGCAACGCGTTAACAATCATTTTTTGATTGTCATCAATCTTTGCGTATTTCATTCATTGCCTTTGTTAAGTCATCAGCTATGCCGCGATACATTCCGCTTGGGTCAGAGTCCAACTGCTTTGCCCTTTGCCATGCGTATTGTTTTGCGCCTTTCAAACCAGCCATCCAAATTAGGTGGGCTAAATTTTTGGCGTAAGTCCCCTGTCCATCTAAGGGCTTGTTCGATTGATTTTGGTGAAGTTGGTTGTCCATCTTTGTATTTATCCAAAATTAAATTTGCGATGCGGCGATTCATTTATGCCACCATTGTTCACCTTGACCGCCGCGCATTTGCGCCAACTTGCGTTTGGCTTCGGCAACTACTTGCGGGTCAACCGGTGCAGGTTTGTTTTCAATGCGTAGTTCTTTGCGCGGCACAGCAGGGCCAGCATTGCAAAATTCCCGAAACTTAATTGCGCTTGGCGGGAAATCGCCGCTTAAC